ATATCCACTAATCATTCGGGGCTAGCGGATTTAATTAGTCGATCACGGTTTGCGGGGCTAGAATGGAGTCCGATATTGCGAAGAATAAAAGGAGCTATTGTTTCTAAACATCCCCATAGAATAGGCGTTGGCAAGAAATTATGCAAGGTTACTTTAATACCGTGGGAAGAAGAAAAGGAGGAGCCTTCTAATAAANCTCCTCTTTCCCTTGTGTTTTAGGATTTAGCTAAACGATCCTTGATTGCCTGCTCTATCCATTCCAGCAAGCTTACCCCCTCAAGTGCGGCCTTGCTCTTTGCCTGTTTGACAATTTCTAAGTCTGATAGGCGTATTGTTGCGTATTGTTTCATTGTATTTTCCTTTTATGGTTTCGTGGATGGTTAATCTTTATTGGCATTATCGGCGGCGGCTCTCCACCAGTCATCGAAGGACATAGGGTATAGGAATTCCCTCTTTTGTGTACTCTCCATTCCCCTGCACCGTATAAGATACTTTTTAATGTAATCTTCCATATAGCTTTGTAGGCAGTTACAGTCATAACGCTGCCGCCAGCCTTCAAATGCTCCAGAATCGCATTTAACCGGGTTTTATAGTCCATAGCGTATTCTCCTCTCGTTCGGTTAGTGGTTAAATTTCTTCAAAAACAGTCACGCAATAGCCATTAGGATACGCGTTTAAGGCTTGCTCCTCCGCATGGTCTGCGTCATCTGCATCGCATGGGAAGTAAATGCGGGATTCGTCATCACCTGCGGTTTCTTCAATGTAAATTACAAAGCGTTTCATATTCGTATCTCCTATCAAGTGTGGGATGCGTTTGCGTTATTGCGGTTGCATCTTGTGATTACAGTTATAACACGCCATTATTGCTGCGTCAATAGCAAAAGTGATAAAAAGTGCAATAATAGCAAAGAAAATGATAACATATTGTATTATATCAATAGGCTTGTTACCTCGAAAAAAGAAGGTAACAAAGAAAGTAACATTTTTAGCTCTGTATTATATGGATAATTGGCAAAATGTTACTTTGTTACCTCAAAAATGAGTATAAGCTCATGTGTGTGCGCGCGTGTTGGAGATAGTATATAAAAGAGGTAACAAAGGTAACAAAGTAGTATTAGTATTATATTATTATTATTATTCATTATGTTATTATGTTACTTATTATGTTACCTACCGCTACCTAGCGTTACGAAAATTAATTATAGATTTCATTTGATTACTATAGAAAGTATGATAATATCTAATAGTTACTTTAACTAACAAAGGGCTATTTTATGTATACCATTGAAAAATCTATATCTATTCCACAATTAAAATATCCATTTCATAAGATGGAAGTGGGGGAAAGCGTGCGGATTGATAAACCCAGGTCATCGGTAGCGCCGATATTGTCCAGACTTCAAAAGAAAAAGAATTGGTTGTTCCAATGCAAAGCGGATGGAGATGGCGTTAGAATCTGGCGAGTTATTTAATACCTTTTGACATATCCTTTTGAACCTATATAATAATCCTATGAATTTGCCTGATGATGCTTCAAGCGACCAGTCTAATTGCCCGCCAGACTATTATCGGCGCACGAATGGCATGCTACATCAAAAACCAGCTAATAATGCTCCAGTAGCATTAGAAACGCCAGACATCACCAACATTGACTCCATGACCAAGGATGACCTTCTCAATCTCATTAGGACGGTCGCTGGGGCAATTTGGGGCTATGCGCTGATGGATGACGAGCAAAAGGCAGATGCGGCACGTTTAAAGCTCTATAACATGGGTATGACCGCAACAGAGGTGCATAAGGTAGTCCCCGCGCTTGATAAGTGGTTTGACCGCACTGCAGGCAAGCCAGCGCAATCTATAGCTATGACTGTGAAGGACGAGGGCTTAAGCAAGGTATCAACGGCAAAGCTATTGCGCATTGCCGAGATGATGGATGATGATATTATTGTTATTCCTCCAGTGCCTAGCGTGTTATAATGCGAGTATAAACGCGAGTAGATTCACGCGCACTAATTCAAATATTGAGGGTGACAGCCAGTTACAAGGCATTGTTAGGCGGAGGGCTTGGAATACGAACTCGCGCCGCGCCTCACTTCCTGCCAAGCCGCCAGTCTATCCGCTTGCTCAAGCCTATCAGTAAGGACTGCACTACTACTAAATAACTCTTATCATTATTATCTTACTGTTTTCTATAGGAATTTACTAAATCAGTAGAGCTGAGGGGTGGCATAGGGGGTTTAATAGGCAGACGAGGCACCCCCTACCCCCCAAATCCGCCTATATCGCCACCGCCGTTGCCTCTCCGTAATAGAAACACTTTACAACTGCCTCTCATTCTATGTATAATTCTTCCATGCCCATAGCAATTGACATATCTGGACAAGTATTTGGACGTCTTAAAGCGGATGTATGTGTTGGGCGCACTGCCAAGCGTGAGGCATTGTGGCGGTGTTGGTGCGCATGCGGGAAGGTTACGGTGGTTAGGCTGGCGAATCTTCGTGATGGGCATACGCAGAGTTGCGGGTGTGCTAGGAAGGGGAGCGGGTGTTTGAAGGGGAAGAGAGATGCCTGAGAAATTCACTCCCGCTGAGCAAGCGCAGGTACAGGCGGAGTTAGCGCGGAGGAAGCTTGAGTTGTATAAGCCATATCCGAAGCAGATTGAGTTTCACAATTGCTCGAATCAGTACCATGAAATTTTATTGATGGCTGCGAATCGTGTTGGAAAAACGCTGGCGGCGGCGGCGCAGACAGCGATGCACGCGACGGGCAAGTATCCTGCATGGTATAAGGGAAGGCGATTTAAGAATGCTCCGGTTATTTGGTGTGCTGGTGTATCGGGTGCTGCGGTACGCGATAGTATACAAAAATTGCTGATAGGCGATATAGCTAATCCAGGTACTGGTTTTCTACCTGTTGGCACTTACGAGACGGTAGCAGCACGTAGTGTTGCGGATTTGGTAGATACAATCGTGGTAAATCATGCAAGCGGTAGCCGGAGCCGTATCAACCTAAAGATGTATGAACAGGGGCGAGAAAAGTTTCAAGCTGATAGCGTGGATTTTGTTTGGTTGGACGAAGAGCCGGATGACGATGTGTATATGGAGGCTCTGACGCGAACTTATGCCAATAGTGGTTATTTGATTTTGACGTTCACACCTTTGAAGGGGTTGAGTAAAGTTGTGAAGCGATTTACGCGGGAGAAATCACCTGATCGCAAAGTTATCAATATGACAATTGAGGATGCGTTACACATTTCAGATGAGGATAGAAAGCGTCAGATTGCCAGTTATGATATACACCAACAAGAGGCGCGTGCTTATGGCCGTCCTGTTCTGGGATCTGGTATTATTTTTCCAGTAATGCGTCGAGATATTTCATGTGACCCTTTTCCTATGGAGAATGTGCCGTTCTATTGGCAAGAATTGGCGGGAATAGATTTTGCTGGTTCTGGAGAAGATGGGCACCCAACAGCAGCGGTTAAATTACTTTACAATACGCAGGATGATATTGTGTATGTCACCAATACATACCGTAGAAAAGGCGGCACTACCATGGTACACGCGGAAGCTCTTAGGCCGTGGGGTAAGGTTCCATTTGCATGGCCACATGATGGGTTAGTATCGGATAAGGGTTCTGGCGTTCCACTAAAGGAACAGTACCGAGAGTATGGCATAAATATGCTGCCTGAGAATGCGCGGTTTGAAGATGGCAGCAATGGCGTGGAGGCCGGAATTACTGCATTATTAATGCGCATGGAGACAGGGCGATTAAAAATCTTTTCGCATTTGACAGATTTATTTGAAGAGATGGATGGATATTATCGCGATGAAGGCAAAATCGTAAAAATAGAAGATGATCTTATCTGCGCACTTCGGTATAGCGCTGGTATGTGCCTACGCTTTGCACGACGAGTCAACAAACCACACGGCACGATAAATGGCTATCCGATTAATGAAATGGATATGCAAGATAGTGTCAAAGAAAAGCCCTATAATCCACTTGGGCACGAGTATGTGAATCAGATACTGGGTGTTAAGTAAATAGCATAATACACACCTAAACGTACCTACACCTTAAAATTTCTTAATTGCTTCCCATAACCATTTGGTTTATTATGGATAAAACCATAATGGCATGCTTATGTTGAATTACGATTACACTGCATCAGAGGCGTTTTGCAAAGAGATTGGCCTAGTGTGGGTGCCGGATTTATTGCCAGAAGCGGATGCTGCAGCGAAGGCTGCCGAGTTTACACAAGAGCAAGTTGATGTGGCCATGCGTCACCATCTTTGGCAGATTAAATGGTTATTTACTCCTAAAAATTACAGTTATTGGACACGCATTTTAATGGCATTGCACTTTTTATTTTCATGGAAATAGAGGATAAATAACATGAGCTTCCTTATGCCAAGTACCCCTTCAGTTGCCGCACCACCTCCTATTCCCCCAGCAGCTGCTCCGGCAACCATGGCCAATCCCGCTGTGGCTTCCACTGCAGCTAACCAACGATCTAAAGCAGCTGCAGCAGCAGCAGCAGCGGCAGGTGCCACTCCGGAATCAAATTTAGGGGCGCAACCTGCCACGGCTAAAACGGCGTTATTGGGGCCATCCTGATATGGCAAAATCCGTAGCTAAAGACGCATCTGCTTTTTATGAAACCGCGGGTAGCGATGTACTTGCCAAGCAGAAAGTTGATACGAATAAAGACGCGCCAGAGATTATCAGTAAAGAAGATTGGGTAGTTCTCAAAAGTCATATGGAAGGCAAATTATCCATGTTGCGCACATGGCGCAATACATGGTGGATTTCTAACTATTCTGACCTTGCTAAGTTCATATTACCGCGACGCTCTATCTGGTTGACACAGTCAGCGGGTGGCCTGCCAAGTCCAAACTCCATGACGCGGGGGCTGGAGATTAATCAGGCCATTCTTGACCCGACTGCTACCTTTGCCACGCGCATATGTTCTGGTGGGTTGATGAGCGGCTTGGCAAGCCCTAGTCGGCCATGGTTTAAGATAGCCCCTGCTATGCGCGGCATGGTGATTGATGATGAGGGGCGGCAATGGCTCGATAGCGTTGAAGATGTTGTTTATACTGTTCTTGCGCGTAGTAATTTTTATAATGCCTTTGCGCAAGAGTGTGAGGACATTGTTATTTATGGCACTTCAGTTAATATTATTTATGAGGATGATAAAGACCTGATTCGTTGCTACACGCCATGCGTGGGCGAGTATTATCTGGGTGCTAGTGCCACGCAGCGGGTTGATACGCTCAATCGTGTATTTGTACAGACTATTTCACAGATTGTCGAATTCTTTGGCTTGGAAAACTGCCCTGAGGATATTCGCAAACTGTGGAAGGAAAAGGGTGGCGCGATGACGACTGAGCGTCTTATCGCCCATTCCATCGAGCCTAACTATGCTGTTGGTTCCGGTGTTGGTAAAATCCCAGGCGACTTCACATTTCGTGAGGTTTACTGGGTATATGGTTCCGGCACTAAATACCCGCTGGCGATGCGTGGCTTTATGGAGAATCCTTTTACCGCGTCGCGCTGGGCAGTGCAAAGTAATGATGCGTATGGACGCTCGCCCGGTATGGACATCCTACCTGATGTAAGGCAGCTGCAAGTTGAAACGGCGCGCAAGGCTGAAGGTATTGAACGCGGGCTGAATCCATCGCTCATTGCCAGTTCAGAGATGCAGAATAAGCCTACATCACGCCTGCCGGGGCATATCACTTATCTGAGCGGCGATATTAGCTCCGGCAAGGGTATGCGCTCAATTTACGATACGCAATTTGACCTTGACCATGTATCGCAGGATATAGCACTGATTCAGGCGCGAATTAAAACTGGATTGTATAACGACCTTTTTATGGCAATAAGCGCGGCTCCTCAGAATGAAAAGACGAAGTACGAAATTCAAGTGCGGGATAGAGAGCGGCTCGCAACTTTGGGGCCTGTTATCGAAAACTTACTAAGCGAAAACCTCCAACCAAAGCTTAAGAGAATTTTCAGTATATTAAAACGAAAAGGAATGCTCCCTCCTGCACCAAAGTCAATGGATGGAATTCCTCTCGATATTCAGTTTACATCTATATTGGCTTTGGCACAAAAAAGCGCCAGCATTAGCGGTATTGAAGCATTCATAAGAATGGTAACTGAGTTAGGACAGGTTCATCCCGATACGTTAGATATTCCAAACTTTTCTGAAGCTCTGGAGGAATACAATGAGCTACTTGGCAATAAACAAAAATTATTAAATGACAAAGACGTGATTGCATCCATTCGCAAACAAAGGGCTGATGCTCAAGCAAAACAACAGCAATCGCAAATGATGGAACAAGCCGCCAATACTGCGAGCAAGGGAGCTTCCGCTGTTAGTGACTTATCTAGTTCTGGAATAGGGCAGGGAAAAACCGCTTTGCAAGCCCTTGTCGGTGGGTAATGATAAAATATATTTGACTTTATCCGATGTTCATTTTATCATACATAAATGACATCTGGCATTTACAAAATTCAGCACATCGCATCCGGACGCCTTTATATAGGTTCTTCAGTAGATGCCATTACTCGTATGCGAAAACACAGAGAAAAGCTTAATAGGGGTGAACATGAGAATAAGGCATTGCAAAATGGATGGGGAAAATATGGGAAAACCGCATTTGAATTTTCATTGCTTATAATTTGTAGCAAACAAGATTTGATTCTTTATGAGCAGCGAGCCATTGATGCTTTTAAGGCATCCACCAAACCATTCGGATACAATATTAGAAAAGATGCAGCGACTAATGCTGGTATTCCATCTACACGGTTATCATATAAATCTGGCGAAAGATTTGGAAGATTGGTTCTTGTTTCTCAACAAGGAATTGGGACTGGTATGTGGCTTTGCAAATGCGATTGTGGCAATGAAACTACAATTCGTATTTCGTCTGTTAGGCATGGAAACACATCATCTTGTGGATGTTATCGAAAAGAAAAATTATCCAAATTAAAAACCAAGCATAAGGTTGGTGATAAATTTAATCGACTTACCTTAGTTTCTTTACACCACCGTAACCCAAATAAAGGAAGTGCAGCCCATTATTGGTTGTGCAAGTGTGAATGCGGTAATACTAAAATTTCAAATGTTACAGCGGTTAAGCGCGGAGATATAAAATCCTGCGGTTGTTATCAGGCGGATATGAATAGGGCTAGAGCAAAAGCCAAGAAACTATGTGGTGGCGGAGGCGGGCAGTAGCGGTTGCTCACCCATCACCGTCTTAGTAATACCATAAATCCTACCTACATGGGTGCGTGGACGAGTTAACGTGGTTCCTGCTCCGGGGTCTTTTGATTGGATGGTATTAATTAGAAATACTTTTTCATTCATTACGCCTTCATCATCCATGATATTACCTGATTGCCATGGATTTTCAACTTTCGCTGGACGAACATTG